GTCCGACACCTCGGACGACGCCTTCTCCAAGGACCAGACCCACGTCCGCGCGACGATGCGGGTCGACGTGGCCCTGCGCCACCCCGAGTCCTTCGCCTACTCCGTCGACTGATTCCAGGAGGACAGATCCATGAGTCTCTCAGATGTTGCGGCGTTCTACGCCGTCCAAGGCCAGAAGGCCGACAACTGGTCCGTCGGTGCCGACTCGAGCGCGGCTATCGATACAGCTGGTTACCATCAAGCGATGATTGTGTTCAACGCGGGGACCGTCGGTTCCAGCGGCACGGTCGACGTGAAGGTGCAGGAGTGCGACACGAGCGGCGGCAGCTACACCGACGTGTCGGGGGCTGCCTTCACCCAGGTGACCGCCTCCAACGACGACGCGACCTATGTGGGTCGAGTCAACCTCAACGGGACGAAGCGATTCCTCAAGGTGGTCCTCACCGTTGGCACCGCCGCGTGCGATGCCGGGACCTCGGTCATCATGTCGCCCGCGTACACGGGTGACGGATCGACCTTCTCCTTCGAGGTCTGATGTCGTGACTCGAGGGGGCGGCGGCCCGTGCTTTTCCCGTCGCCCCCTCACCCCCTCATGGCGCTCGACGACTTCAACACGTCCCTCTCCCTGGTCCAGGTCTTCAAGGACGACGAGTGGACCACGGGCACGCACTACAGCTCCACGATCGACACGGTGGGCTTCTACCAGGCCCTCGCCGTGATGACGACCGGGACCGTGGGCGTGGACGGGAGCGTCGACATCCACTTCGACGAGTCGCCGAACGGAACCGACTCGTGGACCGAGGTGCCCAACTCACACTTCGAGGTGATCACCCCGTCGAACGATGACTCCGCCCACCTCGGACGGATCCGCCTCGGGGAACGGAAGAGATACCTCCGAGCTCACGCCGTCCTGACGGGCCACGACTCCTTCCTGGGCGTCGTGGTGATTCTCCAGCCCTACGACACCTCGAACTCGACGACCTTCGACTTCGCCGTCTGACCCCACCAGAACCCCACCATGCCCGTCTTCGATCTTGGCAACTCCGTCGCCGTCGTCCCCATGCACAATCCGGCCACCTACTCGGCGGACCGAGACGGGGCAGTGGTCGACACGGTGAACTTCGCGTATGCGTTCATCGTCTTCCATGCGGGGAACATCGTGAACCCCGAGCAGATCGTCTTCACCGTCGAGGAGGCCGAGACTGCGTCTGGGTCCTTCTCCGCGTGCAAGATCCTGGGCACGGACACGGACGCCCAGATCCGTATCCAGAACGCCCAGGACGACAGCTGCCTCATCGTCCGGATCGACCTGAACAACACGAAGAGGTTCATCCGAGCTCGCGCGGATCACTCGGCCTCGGCGGGTCACACCTACGCCGTGTCGATGGTCCTCCTTCCGTACAACACGGACGCCACCACGTCGGACACGGGTGCTGCGTCTGCTCCCACCCTGTCCATCTGAGGAACCTCATGAAGTACCGCGTGAAGAAGGGCCACCACATCACCTACCCCGACGGGTCCATCCGTGGGGAGAGGGGGTACATCGTCGACGGCTCCGCCTATTACGAGCGGCCGACCCTCGAGGACTTCGCCGACGCGCTCGAGCGCACCGAGCGCCAGGCGGTCCCGTCGCCCGTGAACGTCGACCTCTTGTGGTCGAAGCCTGAGCCCATCGTCGAGCCCGAGCTGAAGAAGGCGACCAAGAAGAAGGCGACGAAGAAGAAGTCGGCCAAGAAGAAGATCGTGGACAAGATCCTGGGCAAGGACGACGACGGGGGTGACTCGTGATCTACCGCGTCCACGAGGGGGAGATCGTCCTCTGGCCCGACGGCAGCATCCGTGCGACGGACGGGCAGACCTTCGACGGCTACGACACCGAGGGCACCTGGGCCTCCAGGGAGTACGCCCAGGCGATCCTGGGGCGCCAGGCGCCCAAGTGCTACGTCCGCGAGGAGGACCAGGGCTCCGCCCCCGAGGTCGAGATCATCCCCGACTCCATCCGCGACCACCTCGCGGCGATGGCGGGGGGCGACTTCGAGGCGGTCAAGTCCGTCGTGAAGAAGAAGGCCACGAAGAAGAAGGCGTCGAAGAAGCCCGCAGCTGAACGACTCGCAGACCCCGAGGAGTAAATGGACGCCACAACGATCGCGCGGGTGAAGGCCCTCCTGGACATCACCTCGTCGAACTACGACGCGGTGCTCACGACGATCGTGGCGGCGGTGTCGAAGCGGATCGAGACCTACCTGGACCGACCTCTTCTCCAGACGAGTCGGACGGAGACGTACCCGATTCGGCCTCGGCAGAACAGGCTGTTCCTCCGCGCGTACCCGGTCGACTCCGTGAGCTCGATCAAGATCGCGCCGGACTGGAACTACGCGGCAGCGACGGCGGTGGAGACCGACGACTACAACGTGACCTCGGACACGGGCACCGTCCACTTCTCGTTCTACCCGATCACGTCCTACCTCGACTCGAACTACGAGGCAGCTCCGGACGCGATCCAGGTGGTCTACACGGGCGGGCTCGCGACGAACACGACGAACCTGATCAACGACTACCCCGACATCGCGTTCGCAGCTGACCTCCAGTCGGTGGCGATGTGGCGTCGACGGGACACCCCCCAGGGGAACTCGATCAACGTGGGCGGCGGGTCCATCTCCTACGAGAAGCCCCTCAACCTGGTGCCCGACGTGATCGAGGCCCTGACCCCGTATCGCCGCCTGAGGTTCGCGGCCAATGGCTAGCATCCGTGGCGATGGGTGGGTGATCCGCTGGAACCGCGACAAGCTTCAGATGAAGCTGGCGGAGGGAGACACGGATCTCGATCGCCAGATGAAGTTCGCCTTCCGCGACATAGCTGCGGACATCCCGGCGATGGTCATCAAGAGGATGGTCGGGTTCACGCCTGGCAGAAAGAGCTCCTCATCTCCCATTCAGAGCCGCACGGCTAAACTCGCCGCCACTATCACGGGCAGGAGATTCGGGACGAAGGCGGACGAGATGGGCGCCTTCATCATGGCGGGCTCGAGCACCGTCCCGTATGCGGCCGTCCAGGAGTTCGGGACTCGTGGGGCTGGTGGGACCTTGCCGGACATCCAGCCCAAGACGAAAAAGTATCTCACCATCCCCCTCCCGAACATCCTCACCCCTGGCGGTGACGTGAAAGGCGATTACCGCCTGACCCAGCGGGGCGGTAAGCACATGACCGCTGGAGGGGTTCCGACGTTCATCAACGACGGGGTGATCATGATCGAGCAGGGCGGTAAGCCCGTGCCGATCTACGCCCTGAAGAAGAGGGCATCGATCCCGCCTCGACTCCGGATGGGCAAGACCATCGAGGAGCAGGACGAGTTCATCGAGAACCGGATCGTGGAGGCCCTCGAGAAGGCGATGCCGAAGTGAGCCATCCCTCCGTCGACACCTGGGACGTGACCGTGGCGTTCCCCCAGGGATGCCTCCTGGACCGCCGTGCGGTGATCGCGCCCCTGGACTCCCCGCTGATCTCCCGTCGGCAGACCCTCTCCTCGACGGGTCCGAACGGGAAGAACCTGGTGAGGCAGTGGGCGCTCAATCTTCGCGAGCTGACGCCCCAGGAGTACGCGCAGATCATCGCCATCCTGGACAACTCGGCCTCGGGGTGTGAGCCCATCGATCTGACCCTTCGCGGATTCGAGCTCGCGGGGGGAGCCAGCGAGACCGTCCAGGTCCGCGTGATGAACGACTCCGTCCGAGTCCGCGCCATGAGCCCCGTTCTCTTCCAAGTCGACCTCGAGGTCGAGGAGTTCCTCCATGCCCCCTAGCGGCACTCCGGTCAAGGAGCAGATCCTCGACAACCTCCAGACGACGCTCGAGGCCATCACCGCAGGCGCGGACTATTACAACTCCGTCGCCCTGGTGAACCGGATCAACACGGTGCCCGTCGAGGTCGCCGAGTATCCGGCCATCATCATCACGCCCCTGGGGTCGGACTACGACCAGCCTGGAGTGGCGACCACGCTGGCGATCCGCGTGAACTATCGGATCCGCCTCACGCTCATCCTCCGGACGCGGGACAACCCGTCCGAGGAGCTCGAGAACTTCATCCGCGACGTTCACAAGGCTCTACTCGTAGACATCACCCGAGGCGGACTTGCCATCAACACGCGGATGCTCTCGGACGACGTTTACTATCCGACTCAGATCGAGGAGCCCGTGGCGGTGGCCGATTGCACCATCACCGTGGACTTCCGCACCCTCAGGACCGACCTCAACTCAGCAACCTAGGAGAACGCCAGAATGGTCTTCCGCAACTTCGACAGACTTCTCTTCGCGGCATCCGAGTCGACTCCGGGTACTGCCGCCTCGATCACGACCTCGACCGACTTCTTCGAGGTCATCGAGCCCACCTTCACGGTGACGCCGCTGATGTTCGAGCGGTTCACCAAGTCCCAGACGCTGACGACCCAGGTCCAGACGGTTCCTGGAACGGCGAAGAACACCCCCGTGGCGACGTGTGAGATGTCGTTCGGCGTCGAGCTGGCGGGACCTGGGACGGCGGTCTCGAGCGGCACGGCCCCGAAGATCGACCGCCTCCTGCGGGCGTGTGGATTCGCCCCAGTCTCGAACGTCGCCAAGTACGCCGTGACGAGCACCACCTACTCGAGCGGCCCCTTCTACCACAACGAGAACATCGAGGGCACCTCGGGCTCCTTCTCCTCGGCGGACGCCAAGTCCTTCGGGTGCAACGCATACGGGGACTCCGAGTTCCTCGCCTACTCGGCGGGCACCCTTGGGGCGACGAGCATCAAGTCCGAGCACTCGGGCGCGACCGTCACGGCGACGGGAACGAGCGCCACGCAGATCGGCGTCGGCTATACCCCGGTGACGGCCTACACCGACGACTCGGCCAACACGACCGTGACCCTACGGATGGTCGTCGGGGGCGGCGGTGAGTACGTCGAGATGAAGGGGGCGAAGGGCACCTTCGACATCACCTTCACCCACGGCGATCGGGTCGTGATCAACTTCACCTTCTCGGGTGTCCTCAATGAGTACAAGGACACGAGCGTGTCCCTGCCCACGGACCACGTCTACACCGCAGAGGTCCCGCCCGCCTGGATCTCCACGGGCATGAAGGTCCAGGAGGACACGGCTGCCTCCGCCTACTGGACGGGATCTCTCTTCAACGCCCTCACCCTCACGATGGGCAACGAGGTCACGATCCGAGAGGACACGAACGCCACCAATGGATACTCCCACGCCGTCATCACGGGGCGAGCTCCGCAGCTCACCTGGAACCCGGACGCCGTGGTCTCCACGGGCAACTACGACTTCTGGGACAAGTTCCTCGCCGGGAAGCCCGCCCGGATGAGGTGGTCCGTCGGGTCGACCGCCGGAAACCAGATCGACTTCATCGTGACCTCCGCCCAGTTCTCGGGGATCTCGGACGGGGACCGGGACTCGGTGTCCATCCTGGACACGACGACGATGCTCACGGGCGGCTCCTTCGGCTCGTCGATCATCACCGCGGGAGGCTCGCCGTCCTCGTCCACGATGGGCGCGGACAACGAGTTCCAGATCCTCTTCCGCTGATGCTAGGCTAGGCCAGCGGGGGCACCAGAATAGGTGGCTCTCGCCACCGTGCTGCACCTTTCCGGGCCTCCCCCTCGGTCCGTGGTGCCCCCGCTCTACACCTAGCCCGACAACTGCATCATGCCGATCGCTCTCGATCCGAAGTCCACGTTCCCCTACGTCCTCGAGGAGGACCGCGAGCTCCCCGAGGACCAGCAGACGGTCTTCCAGCTGCGCGGCCTCACCGTCTCCGAGGAGGCCCAGGTCTCCGATTCGATGCTCCTGGCTCACTCGGGGACCGACGAGGTGGCATTCCGAGCAGGGACCCAGCAGCTGACCGTGCTCCGGTTCGGCCTTCGCGGGTGGGAGAAGTTCCACACCGCCGAGGGTGAGGAGGTGAAGTTCGAGGTGACGAAGGGTCACCCGAAGCACGTCACGGATGCGTGCCTCGACCGCCTTCTGCCGAAGCACCGACAGGAACTGATGAACGCCGTCATGGAGCGCGGCGAGATCAACTCCTCCGAGGGGGAGTGATACGGGCAGCAGTCGCTCGAATCTGGGGGCAGGAGACTGCCCACTTCGTGGGGAAGCGGTTCCCCGACTGCTCCAGATGTCGGCTGCCCGAGCATTCGCAAGACCGGAAGAAGTGGGGCTGCGATGGCCCGTCGGAGCGCCCCGTGTTCGAGATCGGATGCGGGACGTGCCACGGGAAGGATCTGGCGTGCCCGAAGTGTGAGGGGCGGGGCGTGGTCGACATGTACCAGTGCCCTGCTCAGGTCGTGAACGGGGCACCGCCCAGGACACGCCTACAGGTGGACCTCCTGATGAGGTCCTATCTCCAACTAGAAGCACGTCATGTGCTACCTGTAGGCGGCGGACTCCTCGACCAAACTCGGTCCTTCGTCTCCGCCCTTGAGCTGATCGACGCCGAACGAGGTCGCCTCGAGTCCATCAAGGAGGAGAAGAGGGAGAGAGATCGACAGGCTCGAGAGAGGTCCATGTCCTCCCCCCGCCCCCGTAGACGCTGATGGCGAACCCGGCACCCGTCACCTACGAGATCCGACTCAAGGATCTCATGACGAAGACCCTCAAGAAGATGGGGGTCTCGGTGAAGCAACTCCAGACCCGTCTCCGGAAGGGTCTGGCGAACGCCCTCAAGGTGGCGCGGATGGCCGTGAGGGGATTCACCATCGCGGCGGCAGCTGCGGCGGCGGGGGCGGCGGCCCTCGGGTTCGCGGCGGTCCGAGCAGGACGGTCCTTCGTCGAGGCGGCCTCAAGGGCGGAGGAGACCCGATCTAAGTTCACGGCGGTGTTCAAGGAACAGACGGACGCCGCCAATGAGATGGCGCAGGCGATGGCCGACGAGCTCGGTCGGAACGCGACCGAGATCCAGGGCTTCATGGCGCGGCTCCAGGACACCTTCGTGCCGATGGGCATCGCTCGAGATCAGGCGATGGACATGTCGGGCGCCATCACCCAGTTGGCGTTCGACTTGACCTCGTTCAACCCGGAACTCGGGTCGACGGAAGAAGCGATCGACGCCCTCTCGTCCGCGATGATCGGCAACCACGAGACCGTGAAGCGGTTCGGGGTCATCATCAACGAGGCGGCCCTGAATAACGAGTTGTTCGAGATGGGGGCCCGGAAGGTGAACGGTGCGTTCACCGAGCAGGACAAGGCGATGGCCCGCCTCAGGATTCTCTTGAGGTCGACGACGGACGCCCAGGGCGACCTCATCCGAACGCAGGACTCGTGGTTCAACTCGACCCAGAGGCTCGAGTCGAAGATCACCGAGCTGCGCGAAGAGATGGGCGACCGTCTGATTGCCCGGATCCAGGAGACGATCGCGAACATGGGCGGGGTCGACGCCATCGTTGACCACGTCGCGCTCGTCTTCGAGTTCCTCACGAGGGTCCTCACGGACATCCTGATCCCGACGCTCGCGAACGTGCTCGAGAACTTCACGAAGTTCGTGACGGCGATGGGCGGCGTCGACGGGTCGATCATCGCGGTGAGCGAGTCGGTCATCCTCATGGCGAAGGCGTTCCAGTTGTGGTGGAACAGCACCAAGTTGATCCTCAAGCTCTTCATCGCGGGCATCGACACGGTCGTGTTCATCCTCGACATCTTCGTCGCGGGCCTTGCGGTCCTCACCGGGCTCGTCGGTCTCGGACTGGTGAGCGCGCTGCGGCTCGCGATCGAATCGAATGCCCTCTTCGGCAAGGCGCTCGACGCCGTCGTGATCTTCATCAAGGACACGGCTATCAAGGTCTTCCAGGGCCTCATCAATACGATCGCGGACCTGATCGAAACCATCGGGGAGTCCCTCGTTGCCTTGGGTTCCTTCGACCTCGTGCCCTCCTTCATCAAGGATGCCGGGGAGGCGGCAGTGAGTGCAGCGAAGGGGATGCGCGAGTTCTCCGCCTCGCAGGACGACCTCAAGGGCGGCGCGACGATCTTCAAGAGGATGGGCGAAGAGCTCGACGAGTTCGGCGACAGGCTGGAGCCCGCCCAGCAGAAGATGCTGGAGTTCACTAAGAAGAGCATCCAGGTCACCAAGGACATCAGCACGGAGTTCGCAGACGACGTGATGGCTGACCTTCCTGCGATGAACGAGCTCATCGCAAGCATCGGCGACGGAGCCAAGAGCATCGGGACCGACTACGAGGCCCTCGCGGAGAAGGTGAACCAGGCCCTCTCCGAGATCGACCGCGTTGAGATCGCCACTCCCGAACAACGGGATCTCCTGGCCGACATGACCTCGTTCTTGGAGAGGTACGCCGATGCGGTCAACACGGCGAAGAACAACGAGGAGGAGTTGGCGAACTCGACGGTGACCCTCAAGGATCGCTTCGATCAGTTGGGTGACGCCGCGACGAAGTTTGCCACGGAGAGGATCCCCGACATGGAGGAGTCGATGGGCCGGATCGCGGAGGGTGCCATCAACTCGTTCGCCAGCGGGATGACCGACGCCCTCATGTCGATCGTCGACGGATCCGCCTCCGCCGGGGAAGCGTTCAAGAAGTTCGCCTCCCAGTTCCTCATGGACATCGCCCGGATGATCATCCAGACGCTCGTCTTCAACGCGATCCGGAGCGCCATGGGCATCCCCCTCGCGAACGGCGGGGTCGTCGCTGGCGGCGTCGGCGAGATGACCGCCTTCGCCAACGGCGGCGTGGCGAGTGGAGGTCTCGGGCGGTTCGTGCCCGTGAAGGGGTACGCCACGGGTGGCCCCATCGTGAATAAGCCCCACGTCGCCCTCATCGGTGAGGGCCAGCACAACGAGGCCGTGGTCCCCCTCCCGGACGGACGGTCGATCCCGGTCGACATGACGGGGGCTCCTGAGACCCAGGTAGCCATCAACATCGAGGCGGTCGACGGTGCCTCGGTGGATCGGATGCTCTTCGACCGTCGCGACACCCTCCGGTCGATCATCTCCACGGCTATCGCGGAGAGTCGGTCGTTCCGTGGCGCAGTAGCGAGGGCCTGATGGCAGGAACGGCCACCCAGCTCCTCCCGAAGAACGAGACCTTCGAGAAGCCCGACTGGGCGAGCTCGACGGTAGGCGCGGCGCAGAACCACTGCCTCCCCTGGTTCTTCCACTACGCCTCCTGGAACCTCTCGAACAGCCTCGACACTGGGGACTCGGAGTACGCCTCCTGCCCGTTCAAGGTCAACGGGGCCCTCGAGTGCCGGGACTTCGGGCTCATGTACGCCCCCGACCCGTCGCTGGGGAGTGCCATGGGCGTGCATATCACGGACAAGCACGCCGAGGGGCAGGTGAAGATGAGGGGCTTCATCTGCCGCGAGGAGGACACGTTCAATCGAGACGACCTCTCGGTCGAGGCGGAGTTCGGTCTCGATGCAGTTGGCACGGGCCTGCTCGGGAACAGCCAGGCGGGCACGGGGGGCTCGTCGCCAGGAGCTGCGGGCATCATCCCCTTCCCAACGGAAGACACGAGCGGCTCGACCTCCGCCGAGAACACGACGCTCTCCTTCAACTCCGAGGGGAACACGTTCGGCCAGACGACGGGCATCACTCCGATCACTATCCCTGGAGGCGACGGGTGGCTCGGGAACGCCGTGGCCGTTCGAGTGGGAGGCGGCCGTCCGACCCTGACCAGCTCAGGGGCGTCCGCCACGTCGAGCTCGAGCTGGTCGTGGAGGAGGATCGACGCCTACGTCTTCGCCGTGTACCCGGTGAGGGTGAACGCAGCTCGGGTGGATCTCCAGATGGAGATGTGGCGGTTCAACACCGACTCCTCCGACAACGTGATCCCCCGCCTCCTGGTGGAGCAGACCGTCCGAGACGCTGCTGGAGACTTCAAGAAGGACGAGCCCTACAGGCTCAAGGTCGAGGTCGAGAACGTGTCGGGGAACCCGACGCTCAAGGGGTTCATCTCGAACTTCGTCCAGGGCGGGACGGCGAGCGAGGTCCAGGCGTTCAAGAACGGGGTCTTCACGAAGACGAGCACGATCACCAACGGCCCCTCCGGAGACGGGAGTGCGAACACGACGACGGGCGTGGTGACGGACTCGGGGACCAACAAGATCGCCGCGTACACGGACAAGACCGTCGGCGTGTTCTGCGGCCGGGACCGGAGCATCGACGTGACGACCGTCGGGGAGGGCTCGAGTCCCGAGTTCAAGAACATCGTCGAGGGCGTGAACCGCATCACCGCGCGGAATCTGGGGACCGACGCGGTCATCTATAACGACCTCTTCGAGAGGTCGCCGACACCGAACGGCTCCTCCGCCAACCTAGACGAGTTCGTCCAGGGTCTCTTCTCCTTCGGCTGGAACACGATGGGCATGTTCATGTTCGACGTGGCGACGGCTAACGACCAGGGCGCCGCCTCCACGAAGGTCCGCCGCAGTCTGAGATGGACGGATGGGGCCACGTCGATCTCGAACCCGACCGACTACATCACCCACCTGTATGACGCCGACCCGTCGAACGATGGGTCGATTGAGGGTGTCCCAAGGTGGGCGTGGCATCGGCGTCCGTCGACATACCTGTTCAACCACCACCGCATTGTGACCGTGAAGGGTGCGGTCGATCCGTCAGTCTCGACGGGCACGGCCCAGACCTTCGTGGTCGGCGTCTCGTGCCGAGGGTCGGTGTCGCAGATCTTCCACGACGTGATCGTCGGGAATGCGGTCTACACGACGGACGGGAACGGGAACCAGACCTCCTTGAAGCTGCGGATCTCGCGGTGGAATGGCAGCTTCCTGGTCAACTACTCCGCAGGCGAGACGGTCCTAGCGGAGAAGGTGATCCACTCCTCGGGCTCCCCGCCCTCGGGCTACGACATCGGAGGCAGGACGAGCTCGAGCACGCGGGACATCGGCCTCCGCGTCCAGAGGTCCGCCCAGGGCGGAGCCGAGTACACGATGTCCTGGGACGGGACGAACGTGACCTTCGACACCTTCTTCGAGGACTGCGTCCAGGACGCCACGTCGAAGGTGGTCTTCCACCCGTCTCCTGCACCGACGACGATAGAAGGCCGGACCGAGGGGATGGTCTTCGTGTCCACGGGTCCGAAGCTGGTCTCGGGCGCCTCGCAGTACGATAACCCCAGGTGGGAAGACTGGACTGAAGGGACCGTGGACCCGGACAGCTCCCTGGAAGAGGGCGACACGATCGCCGTCGGCGGGGAGGGTACGCCTAGCGTCAACCTCAAGACGGTCGTCGATGTGGACTGGACGGTCGAGGTCGAGCTCCAGAGGCCGAAGTACACCGCCGCCTTCGCCTCGGGTCATCGATACACCTCGCCGATCTACGGGCGCTCGAGACGCATCATCAACGCTCGAGCGGAGAACGTGCCGAAGGCGACGTTCGATGCCCTGGTGACCTTCTACAACGACCGGAAGGGGGTCACCGATCCGTTCTTCTTCGACTTCCCGATCCCGGCGACCCTCGACTCGAACACGCTCACGACCATCTCCGTGATCTTCACGTCGTCCGGCCTCAAGGTCCGGCGGAAGATGGAGGGCGTGTATAGCGTCGAGCTGGAGCTCGTGGAGGTCTTCACCTAATGCCGCTGCCCAACATCCCGGTCTCCCTTCTCCAGGAGAAGAACCAGCTCGCGACCGACGAGCGGTTCATCTGGTTGTACGAGATCGTCGTGCCCACCGACCCGATCACGGTCTACCGATTCGCGAAGCAGACGGAGTCCGTGGAGTTCCAGGGATACACCTACTCCCCATTCCCGATCTCCCACGACCCCATCAATCGAGACCGAGCGGGCGACCTTCCGTCGACGGGCCTCGTGGTCTCCAACATGTCGCGCGAGGTGATCGGGACGCTCGAGCTCTACGACGGCCTCGTCGGCCAGACCGTCCGGATCTATCTCACCCACTCCCTCCTGGTCGGCGCCAACCAGTACATCGCCGAGGAGGAGTTCGAGGTGCTCTCTTCGTCGGCCACTGCCGATTCCGTCCAGCTCTCCCTGGGCTCGACGAACCTCTTCGACTCCAAGATCCCGAAGCAGCGGATGATGCGGTCCCACTGCCGCCACCGCTATCAGTCGGCGGAGTGCGGGTACTCCCTGCCCAGTACGGACGCGAACTACCTCGCCGCGTGCGACAAGTCGCTGTCGGGGCCGAACGGGTGCGAGGTCCACGGAGCGTCCTACACGGCGGCGGGTCTTACCCCGATCCACCCCGACAGATTCGGCGGCTTCCCTGGCATCCCGACGCCGACCACGGGCGGAGGGATCTGATGTACCTCGACCTCCTGGGGGTGCCCTACCTCCTCCACGGGCGGCTCCCTCGAGGGCTCGACTGCTCGACCCTCGCCGAGGAGGTCCTGACGCGCCTCGGGATGACGCCTCCAGTCACCTCGCCGTTCCGTGTCCCCAACTCCTCGGGCCAGCTCGGTGAGTTCGAGGACTACCTGGTGGCCCAGGCGGCGCAGCTGGAGCCCCTGGGGAAGGACCTCAGGAGGGCATCGGAGCCTGGGGACATGGTCCTGACGGCCCCCAGGACGGCTCGAGCTGGGCGGGGTATGTGGGTGGTGGCCGAGCCCGGCCTCTTCTTGACGGCGCAGCCTCGAGTGGGCGTGGTCGCGCATCCCCTGGAGACTATCCTGCGAGCTCGCCCCCAGGTTCTCGGGATCTATAGGTGCCGCCCATGATCGAGATCACCCTCATATCGACCCCAGACGCCCTCTCTCCGTTCACCAGGGAGGTCCAGAGGGTGTCCGTGGCCGAGGGCTCGAGGGTCCGCGAAGTCCTCCCAGAAGGCTGGGGAGACGGCCCTGGGGAGACCCTGGTGTTCCTGGGGGGCACCAGGGTCGAGGACTGGGATCGGGAGCTGGAGGCTGGCGACATCGTCCACTTCGTGGGCGGCGTGGCCGAGCCCACCACGATCTTCCTCGTGGCCCTCGCGGTCGTGTCGGCGGTCGTGGCGGTGTCGATGATGCCGGAGATCCCGACGACGGCCCCCGAGCCGAACCCAGATGGGTCCTCGGCATACGGATACTTCGGGTTCTCGAACTCCTTCCGGGCGGAGGGTGACCCGGTCCCGATTGTGTACGGGCGGATGAGGGTCGCCCCTCCGATCATCAACCAGACGATCGTCTCGAACTCGGTCGCCCAGGTGCTATCGCTGTCGGTGAGGGAGGACATGTTTGTCCTCATGGCGATCTCCGAGGGGCCGATCTATGGGCTCGGGATCTACGAGGGGAAGGTCGAGAGCAAGGCCGACCAGGACGAGCTCACGGGGTCCTCGAGCCTCTCGGCGGGGGTGACTGGAACGGGCCTCCAGATCAACGGGATCCCAGGGACGAACTTCTTGTGCCAGATCAACTGGCGCACGGGCACCCTCAACCAAGAGGCATTCGACGGGTCCCAGGGATATATCAACTTCGACCAGACCTCGGTCGCCTACAACGTCGACACGACGCCGCCGAATGGACAGACGGGGACGATCGACGACTCGACGTTCCCGCCCGGGACATACGTCAACGGATCCGCCAGCCTCCTCTCGAATGCATTGGACGAGGAGTACGTCGACCAGAACATCGCGGTGGAATCGGACTCGGCGGTGGTCCAGGTCGTGTTCGAGCGTGGCCTCTACTCCCAGAACACGTCGGGCGGGTTCGAGGATCGGACCAAGACGATCCGGATCCAGTACCGACGCACGGACTCGGGTGGTGTCGGCACTGGGGACTGGGTCCTCATGCCCGCCTACAAGGTGACCTCGGGACAGACGACGACCCAGATCGTCGACATCCCCTTCGAGTTCTGCGATCCGTCCACCTTCACCACGCCGACTGCATCGAACGGGTACTTCCAGGGTGACTCGGACGCCTCGCGCTACCTCCGGAACCTGAGTTCGGCGGGGAACACGAATCGCCGTCCGTCCAGCCCAGGGTCGTACACGCAGCAGTGGACGATGGGAGCCTGGTTCCACCCTCAGGACATGGTGGGAACGGATGGTGTGAACAAGTTCCTCTTCATGATGGACGCCGGGTCGAGTGCCGCGATCGACTTGGCCGGAACACTGGGGGGATCGTACTTCCGAGGTCCGAATCCGGGCGCGCTGTCGAGCAGCGAGAGGTTCATGACGGCCTCGATCCGCCGCGATGAGGGCAACCTGAAGGGGTTCGGATCCGACGCCGTCTTCGCCGTTCTGGAGTTCAAGAACTTCTCGACGAGTGCGGACCGCTACGGGCGACTGTTCGCCTTCATCGGACGGGTCGACGACTTCCAACCCACGACCGGGAGTCCCGAGGGACGGTGGTCCCACATCACGTTCCGATATGACGGGGCAGCTGTCGGTGGTCCGCAGTGTCGCGTCTACATGAACGGGATCGTCTCCTACACGATGCAGTTCGAGGAGGTCTTTCACTTCACGACCACGTCGTCCAGTGGCATGACGTTGCAGACGTGCTTCCCGGACTGGCCGACGAATCGTCACGCCATCGGGATCCACGACCTCGACACGGGCGACAAGCAGAGGGAGTCGAAGTGCAACCACTGCGAGTGGTACTTGTACGACGGACTCCTCGACGAGGGCACGATCAACCTCATCGGGAACGAGTTCCTCGGGAACGACATCTTCGGGCACAAGATCAACGGCATCCGGGACGTACTCGAGGACGACCCGAACACCCTGTCCCTCATCACGATGGACGAGGTGGAGACGAACAGCGGGACGGGCCGAAACCTCTATCGGGACTACATCAACAACCCCTCCCCGAACACTCCCGGGATCGCGTTCGGGTCGATGGAGCTCACCAGCACCGCCGCGCACCAGACGAGCGGAGCCCCTATCTGGGAACCCTTCGGCGGGACCCCGGTGAAGTCCTTCTACAAGGTGCAGGTCTTCGTCTCGGAACAAGTCTCCACCAACCAGTCGAACAACAGGGCGACCATCTCGACCATCACGGGGTTCTCGTCCCAGCCCTTCCGATACCCGGCCACCGCCGTGGCCTCGGTCAACGTCGAGGCGGACGAGCAGGTAAACAACCAGCAGCCCGCGATCACGTTCCTGGTCAAGGGCAAGCTGGTGAACACCTGGGACGGCGCGGTCGACGCGAGCGGGAACCCTTCCCTGGTGGAAGCCTGGACGCGGAACCCGGCCTGGATCGCGGCCGACCTCCTTACCTCGGAGCGATATGGGCTCGGATCGGAGCTCACGCCAGACGCGATCGACTGGCCTTCGTTCCTGTCCTGGGCGCGGTTCTGCGACGAGGGCGTCCCTGATGCATTCGGGGATGTCCCTATCTTCGGCATTCGTGCGGAGGGGGACGCCGTCCATTCGCTCGAGCAGCTCGTCCGCGTATACGTCGGCATCACGGCCTCGGGCAGCGAGACGACGACCAGCATCCCGCAGTCCTGGAGGCTCCCGAACTCCGAGGGCGAATCCCAATCCTTCGCCTCGATCATCTCCGTGGCGGACAACGGATTGAGCGCGGGCTGGGTCACGAAGGACGACGTGGAGGGCGGCAAGAACAACGCCTCGAACCAGCTCGGGGTCTATTCGATCGACTTCGAGGAGGACACCTCGGGCTTCCACGGGTTCACCCAGTACGCGGTGGTCAAGCTGCGCTGGAACCGTCTCGACGCGGAAGGCGATCCGGTCTGGCCCGCAGGCATCTCCCAGGGGAACGAGCTCTTCGCCGACGACCTAGGCATCACGGACGGCGTCCTTGCGACGACGAGCGGCTACGAGGCCCGCTGTATGTTCGACGGTGTCTTCGACCAGGTCGACCAGGGAGGCTGGGAAGCGGTCCTCCAGGTCTTCACGGCAGGGCGAGCGATGCCGATCAAGGCTGGCCGGAAGATCATCGCCTCGGTCGATCGGATCAAACCCGTGGTCGGCGTGTTCGGCCAGGGCAACATCATCGACGGGACGCTCGAGTTGTCCTACACGGGTCCGAAACAGCGCCCCAACTCCGTCGAGGGGGACATCCTCGACGAGGCGTCGAACTACGAGAAGAGGACGATCTCGGTCGATCACTCCTCGATCCAGGACCCGACGACGGGGGACGCCTTCCGCAAGGAGAGGGCCGAGTTCCGTGGAGTCGTGCGGCGGTCTCAGGCCGTGAGGGACGCGACCTATCGTCTGAACCGATACTTCCTCACGAGACGCCACGTCAAGTTCGACGTGGGTCCGGATGCAGTGAACCTGCTCCCTGGGGACCGGATCCTGGTCTCCCACGACGTGCCCCAGTACGGGTTCTCCGGGCGTGTCCGCGCAGATCAGACGACGCTGAACTCATACCCCGAGGGCGGCGACCTCTACTCCTCCTGGGATAAGCAGGGAGGTCCGAACGCCTTGTCGGCGGGCGCCATCCTCTCCCAGAACAGCTCCGCAGGGACGCCTGTCTCCCTGAGCTATGGCGCCACGTTGATGCGGAGCCTCCCGGTCAACGCGGACAACTCGGGCAGCGCCACGACCAACGCCGAGTCGGGATCGGATGCGAGCGCCTCGAATCTGCCGCTCTGGGCTTCGCAGCTCGTGGCGACTGGGCCGCAGCTCTATCCCCCGAGCTCGACCTTCGGCCCCCTGGCCCAGATCGACGCGACGGACTACGAGTGCTCGTTCTCCGTGTACGTCAAGGAGAACACGAAGGGCAGCGCGAAGTATCTCATGCTCAACGTGTTCCGCTTCGTCGATGCGGAAGGAACGCTGGTCAACGACTCGCGGACGGCCCTCTTCACCTGGACCTCGGGTGCGCCCGTGGCGAGCGCGGCGTCCACGGGCATCACGGCGTCCGTGACGAGCATCGGGTCGGGGTGGTATCGCATCGGAATCGTGTACGACAACTCCGCAGTCGGCGGCGCTGTCGGGGAGTACCTCCAGGCGCGGCTCTACATGAACCGAGGAGCGCACGATGTCGGCGTCTTCCGCTCCGTCGCGGATGGCGGCAAGGGTGTGAACTTCCTCGAGTTCGGCGATCCGCTCGACTGCACGAAGTCCAACTGGACGCGGTACAACGACGGGACGAGCTCGGTCGTGATCGAGAACTCGACGGTGGCGGACCCGTTCTACGAGAGCACGACGGGCGCCTACGGCCACACCGTGCGCCTGTTCAAGCCTGGCGCCATCGCCTTCGGCACCACACCTCCGAACCTGGTCCAGGCCCACGCCCTCCAGACGGGGACCGGGGTGTCCTCCTGGAACGGGGAGACGATCACGGTGTCGGGATACGCGAGGGTCGGGTCCGGGAACGGCGCCAGCAACACCTCTCTCTACGTCGACCTCCGAACCTCCGGGTCTGTCGACGGGGACAACAAGCTCAACGGGGACGGAGTCCGACAGATCCTCACGACCTCGTCGGGTGGTGGCAGCTGGGCGGTCTCGTCGTCCTTCAAGACAGAGGGCTCGGGCACCGTCAACTCGAACTCCGCTGCCGTAGCGGCGGTCTATCACACCTCGACAACCACGGACTCCGACTGGGTCGAGTTCTCCGTGTCGATGGCCTACACCCCGACCTCGGGCGACCTCACGAACATCTACCTCGGGATCTTCACGGACTCGGGCGGATCAGGGTCGGGTGGAGATACTGAGGTGGTGCTCTGGGGTCTTCGCCTCCACGGCGATAGCGACACGGGCAACTCGGTCTCGAACTACTTCCACAAGGCCGTGAACGCGGCGGGGGCTCAGTTCGCCACGGGCGGGACGATCCCGGACTTCGCGGAGGGTGGCAGCATCATCCTGGACCGAGACGTGACGCTCGAGGCGGGGAAGGACTACGAGGTGCTGCTGCGCTCAAGCTTCTCGCCCGACCTTCTGAACAACTCCGACAACTCCGAGGTGGTGGCGGTCGATGCGTCTGAGGTTCCTGGATCAGGGTCGACCGTGAAGGCGGCGGGGACGGCGCTGAAGATCAGTCTCCCCGGCAAGTTCGTCGTCCACGAGGGCGACCTCTTCTCGTTCGGGCAGTCCTCCAAGACCTCGGAGGACTTCGTGATCCAGCGGATCTCGCTCGATCCCTCCACCCTTCACCGGACGATCGAGGCCGACGAGTACAACGCGGCCATCTACAACGACACCGAGTTCGGGACGACGGGCCTCGAGACCGTGTCGGACTTCCCCTCGCCTCAGTCGGAGGCGCTCGCGGCATCCCAGGGAGGGGTCGGAATCTCGACGGCGGGAGCTCTTCCGAACACCCAGTTCTCGATCGACCTCAGTGAGGAAGACGTGACGGATGAGATGGGGAACTTCATCCCCAGGATCCGCGTGCGGTGGTCCTGGCCTCGTGGTATCCGGACGCCCCGTTCGGTGAACTTGTACTTCAAGGACGCCTCCCTGACGGCGCTCACGGCCGGGGCGACGAAGGCCCCGACGTTCCTGGCGAACATCCAGTCGAAGACCGGGGAGTACGAGTTCGACCACCCGACCCTGGAGAGGGGCAAGCGATACCACATCATCGTGCAGCCCGTGGGGTCGCGTGGTTCGGCCATGTCGCTCTCGGCCTCACCGAGGAAGGCGATCACGCTGCGGAAGGTTCCGAACCCCTTCGTCCTCCCCGCCCCGGTCGTCTCGACGGTGACTCGAGGCTGGCAGCAGCTCTATGAGCTGGAGCGCGTGCGATCCGTCCGGACGGTCGAAGTGGTCGAGGGCCGCATCGGAGGATGGAAGCTGGGCTCCCCGGCCTTCATCATCGACCCCGACGTGTCCAACACCGCGTCGGATTCGACCCTGGTCGGCCAGGCATCAACGCCTACGGGTCGCACCGAGATGCGGGTCTTCTGCCGCTCGAGGACTACAGGTGGGCATTACGGCCAGGCGACGGTCGTGACGGGCTCGGAGCAGCTCGCGGACCTCGACTACACTGACTCCCAGGCGACGGAGAACAACTACAACACGAAGGGCGTGGTCTCGACGGAGATGGAGATTGTCTCCGGGGAGCTCCACTTCAAGTCCTCGTCGACCGCCCTTTCCGCTCAGTACGTCCCCACCGGAATCAACCTTGGAAGCGCCCAGCGAGTTCTCGTCAACTGCGTGGCCGAGGCGATCCAAGTCCGGCCCGAGACGTTGGCGGACCTGGAGTACGCTCTCGACGACGAGTACATCCGGAGGTGGTCCCTCGAGGGGCCGATGGACGAACTCGACGGGGACGACGCCGAGATCCAGATCGAGTGGCGCTGGACCAGTGCCTCGTCCTTCACGACGGAGACATACCGGAAGTTCCGACCCGGCGAGGTCTACGCCCGGCTCATCGCGTTCCGACTCACGTTCGTGCGCCCGACTGCGGACTACGACATCCGGATGTCCCGGTGCGTCGTCCAGGCACTGCTCCCGCCCAACTTCGCGCCAGCTGATCTAGACGGAGGAACCTTCGCGTGACGAACACGGACCACCTGGACGACCTCGAAGATCCGGACGAGCAGCCTGCTAGCGATCGTCCGGTCGTGAAGCACGTCGTGAAAGACCTGAACACCGCAGTGCGGATGAAGAAGGTCATGGCCCAGGCGGAGGCGGAGGCGCGGAAGGCGGAGGCCCAGACCGAACTCGCCCGCGTGAAGGCGGAGGAGCGTCGACGGAAGCAGGAGCTCGACGCGCAGATCGCCAAGATCCGCCTCGGGATGTCGGCGGGCGAGAAGGCTCGAGCCCACATCGCCGTGGCGGGACCGCTCTATCTCCTGATCCTCATCGGCGGGTTCATCTTGATGCTCGCCACGGGCTCGATTCCCGAGGACCAGGTGAGCGTGGCGTCTGCGCTCCTCACCCTCCTGGTGACCATGATCGGGGCCAACCTCCGGAGCATCATCTCCGAGAACGGGCACGACGAGGAGAAGGAGCCCAAGAAGTCGACACCCACCAAGGGGCGCAAGGATGGCGAATCCTGA